GCTAATTGCCTGAACGCTTCGTCGAATGCGATGGCCAGCCACTTCATGTTTTGCGCTCCAAAATGTCAGCTAGGCGGCGCAGGCGTTCAGCTTGCCGCCTTACGTTTTCCGGCCCGCGTTGCTTCAAGTTGCAGGAGATAACGTCCAGTTCCTCGGCAATAGCGATAACGTAACGAGGCGTGGCGTAGTCACTCATAATCTTGTTCGACTTCGACAATCGGGCATTGCGAGAAATCAGGCTCAAAGTCTTGTTCTTGGCGGCACAAATTGATGGTTTCGTATGATTCCAGACCGAGCCAGTGATAGGCTTCCTGCGCGCAAAACTCGTCAAGTGGTGTTGTCATGCCGCTGCCTCCTTAGAATAGACGCCCATTCTCCTGAGCAAATTCAAGTGGATCTTTTGCGTGCTTCCGCAAGTTACAGGTGGGGCAAGCAATCACGAGATTGTCGAGTTCGTGTTTGCCGCCTCTTGATAGCGGCACGTAATGATCGACGTGGTAATCATCACCACAATCCGCGCTGCACCAATGGCAAATCTTGTCTTGTTGCTTTTTCCACGCAAGCAGAGCGCGCCCACTTATGCCTTTGCGCTCTATTGATCTGCGGACGGCCTTGTTCGATGCCTTGTAAGCCCGCACGACTTCTGGGTTCTGTTGCTGCCAGTCCCGCACCCTTTTCTTGGTTGCGTCTGGGTTCTTTTTATAACCAGCCTTAACGTTCGCTATGACCTCTGAGCGACGTTCTTTGTAGCGCGCCGCATCATATGCGCGCTTATGTAGCTTTCTTTTTGCCTCTGCCGAAGGATCGGATTGCGCGCGTTTTTCGAGCTTTTTCTTGCAGCATGGTTTGCAATACGAATAGCGCCCATCCTGCCTATTTCTCGCGCTGTGAAAATCCCCTATTGGAAGGGATTGATTGCAGGAAGTGCAAACCTTAATGGACTGCTTAGCCATTCGATCGCTCCATGATCGTTTCGGTTAGGGCCGCGCGGTGTTGAAGCACCGTTGCGGCCCGATTGTTCTATACCTGTTCTATGCCGCTTGCAACATTTCAGGCGAAACAAACACCCGTCCCACTTGCCCAAATTTCTTACTGTAAGTGATCGACTGAACGGCCCTATCCGCGATCCAGCCACCACGCGCTGCATAGGCATCGCGCGCAGCGATTGTGGGATGCTGAACGACTGTGACACCGTTGTATTCCTTTTCATCAACGTGGTGGCGGTGCCCGCAGTGAACGGTGCGCTTTTTCGTGCGCCCCCATTCTTCAGGAAATTGCGCCGCAAAGAGTAGCGGCAATTGTTCGTTCTTGACCTTGTGCCCGTGATGGAAGCCAAGCATAACCTCGCCCCACTCAAAGACATAAAACGGCAGTTCGGAATCGTTTACCTCAACGCGAGGTTCATTCTCATACAGCGCCGCGAACAACAGCCGCAGCCAAACCGAACTAGCCTCATCATGGTTGCCCTCGCAAATCACCAGATGCACGGAGTCGTGTTTTGCAAGCGCCATCGCGACAAGCGCGCGTATGGTGCGAATTGCCGTTGCCACAATCCGGCTAAATCGCCCATCCTGATCGAGAACGTGGCGGTGCGCAGGCGTTACGGGCAAGAGCCCGTCAGAGTGCAGCATATCACCTTGAATGTTCACCACCGCCCTTGTGGCAGGTGGCGATTGCTCAAGCATCATTCCAAAGCTGCCGATAAGGGTTTTTTCCGCAATCTTTATGTCCCAATTAGCGCCGCCCTCTTCTTCTTGTGCAAGCATTCCAAGATGGAAATCCGAATAGGTATAAAGGTTGCAAAGATCATCATTCGATTGCGCAGGCGCAGGAATGGGAAGGCATGGGGTTATATCCCCCTTCATCGCTTCAAGGGCTTCTTGCAGAGCCGCCCATGCTTGCCCTTTGGTTGGTTCGCTTATTAGCCAACCGCCCGCAGCCCTGCCCTCTTTGTCGAACCTTGCCGAGTGCCGCTTGACCGTAAAGCCAACGGGCGCTGAGCCGTCCATATTAGACGCTTCCGGCGCATATCCCGCCTTTGCCGCCTTGCGCTTAACCTGCTTGAGTTTCGCGCTTGAATAAGACCGCGCATAGCCTAGCGCATCATCTGCCAGCCTGCACTCACCGTGTTCAATGATCGCCTCTAATGCTTGGCGCTCTTTGTCGGTTGTGCAGAAGTCGAGTAGCTTTGGGTCAATGTCCATTATCCTGTAAACGCCCGCCAGAGTTTCGACAATGCAGCGCCAGCGCCGCCGCCCGCCAGCGCAACGCCAATCAGCAAGCCCGTCCCCTTGTTCTTGAGGCGCGCCAGCTCGGCCTTGTCGTCGTCGAGGTCATCGCGAATTGCTTTGATGTCTGCGGCCATTTCGTCCTGCTTTCGGGACTGGCCTTCGAGCAGTGTTTCTATTCGCGCCAAGCGTTCACCTTGATTCATTTAGAGCCTCACACATTGCTGCCAAACCAAGCAGCGATGAAAAGCGCCGCCAGAATCGAATTTATCGCTACTGTAAGAATTATCCTGTCACCTGGGCGCATCATTCAATCGTCAGGCCATTCGCCAGATAATAAGCCTTCATTTCGTCATAGAACGTGTCAACCTGAGCGGAGGTAAGCGCGAAATCCCAATAGGCGAACAACGCAAGGTCATGGTCAGCATCGGTGAAAGCAATCGTCTTGAAATTGCCGTCTGTTGTGGCTTCGTTAAAATAGACGAACTCACCAGATGAAAGCGCCGTGGTGTTAACGTCTGACTTCGCTGGCTCATAAAGAACAAGCTCCACCTCGCTTTCGCCCGTCATTACAAACAGCGACCACTCACCATCGCGGCCCGTTGCAATGATCTGTGATAGAAGTTGCTGCGTTCCTGCAACTGTGGGCGCGGTTTGATGATCGAACTTGTGAACGATGCCGCCAATTCTGCTGCCGCCCAAGGTAAACACAGCGCGGCCATCAACCGTTTGTGAGCCTGGAGCATTACCAATAATACCGTCATAGATGCCATCAACCGACTTGATCTTTGCAATCATAGCCAGTGTGAACTCCCCAGTGTTTGACGGCACTTGCGGCCATTCAATATCACCAACGGTATCCACACTAAGGTGAGTGGCGCTAAATGTAGGCGGGTTGCCCTTGGCAAAGACCGGAGTGCCGGCGGCGATGCCAGCATGATTGACCTTCGCCCGCGCCATTGATTCGCGCAGATCGGAAAGGATGATTGGCGTGCCTACCGATGTAACCGGGCCGGAAAATCCCTGCCGGATCGACGAAAAGTCTTCGCCATCAAGTTCAAGAAAGAGAGCGTCGGCCATTACGAGATTGTCCTTTCAAAGACGCAGCACCAATTATGCACTGGAATGTTGTAGTAATCGGGTTGATAGATAACCGTGTCGCCCATCGTATCGCGCAGGTTGCCCATGCCCTGATAGCCATTGGTATCCGTCCAACCGTATTTCAGAACAGCGCCCGCAGGGATGGTCGCAGCGGCGGTGATTTTGACCGTGTCGTAGTCCGATATTTCCACGCTTGAGATTGTGATCGGCGTGCCATCACTTTCCTCTAGCTCGAAGCCTTGCGTGGTCTGCGCGGGAACAAGCGTGGTGTCGAAAATCAACTCACCCTTGGGAACGTTGAAGCGAACGACCAAAAGATCATCTTGAACGATTTGGGAAACGGGGCGCAGCGGCTCCCAAGTTTCCTCATTGATAATGACCTTCTTGTAAACGTAGGCCCGAAGCGCGGCCATTTGGTGATAGCCATAAAGCGTCGGGTGCAAATTATCAGAACTGCGCTCGACAGGGTATTCGGGACCAGCCAGAATAAAGTTATCAAGCGTATCGTGGGCTTCCAGTTGAGCCAGTGCAATCCAAGGCGTTGTCCGGCTGTAGTTCGGATGATCCGCAACTTGATTGCCAATCACCATAATGTCTTTTGTTTGGCTCGTGATTGCCTTTGCATCAGTGTCAATGTCGCTGCAAAGCGTGGTTAACAGCGCCAGATATTGCGCTTGTGTTTGGCTTCCATTGAAATAGTCCTGCTGGCCTTGAGTCCAGAAAACCACTTGAACACCGAACGTGTCGCCTGCCGCATTCGCTAGGGTAAGTGCTTCATCCCATTGGTCGGTCAACCGCGAGTAATAGCTTCCGCCCTTGCTCAATTCGTTGATGGACTTTCCGCCCTCCGCAGGTGCAGAGAGCAACAATTGATAATCGTGATCGGTGTATGCCTTGCCATCTTCGGCAAGGATTAACTCCTTCAAGCCATCGCCAAAGCCGCACATTCCCGTTTCACCGACAAGCGCCGAAGTGGGGGAAACCATTTCAACCGCACTAACAAGACTTTGATACCAAGTTGTTCCTGTTTCGCCGGGGTAGTCATATTCAGGCCGCATCCCGCGATAGAACATCTTGTGATCATAAGCAGCGATGGTGCTTTCAGCCGGATAGGCTTGCGTTCCTACCGCATAGGATTGGCCATAATTAGCCACGCCATTTAGGTTGAAATCGTAAAGATTGCCCGTCTGGAATGCATCTGGAACAAGTGAGAAGTCAGCAACCAGTTTGCCGTTCGCATCAACGCCCATTATGACATTGCCCGAACCATCGCGGATGCCAAACTTCCAATGGCTGCTGTTTTCAACAAGAAGCTGATCGACAGTAGCCGTGCCTAGCGACAATTGGCCAAATTCAACACTCGTGCTGGCGGTATCCATTTCGTGAATGGCAATGTAGTTTGCATCATCACCAAACGCGAAGAACTCATCGCCCGTTGTTAGCGCAGCCTCCGCCGCCGTGATTGCCGCTGCAATGGTCGTGTCGTGATAGACATTGCCCGAAGCAAGCGATGCCACCACAGCCGCAGCTTCGGCAGTCTCCGCGTTTGTCTCAGCGGTTTCAGCGTTTGTTTCTGCTGTCTCTGCATTTGTTTGGGCTGTTTCGGCGGCGGCTTGCGCTGCCTCTGCTCCGGTTTCTGCCGTTTCCGCATTTGTTTCCGCTGTCTCCGCTGCTGTAGCCGCTGCCTCTGCCCGGTCAGCATCAACTCCGGCCATGCCAGTGCCATACATTGGTAGATAGCGCTGCGTGCGCTGGAACACGCCGTTTTCGTTGTAGAAGCGCAGGCTGTACGTGCCATCAGCGACAAACAGATCATAGTTGCCAAGGCTGTCCGTTTTGGCGCGGTTTGTAATACCAGAAACCGTCTCGATGGCCGTGCTGTTTTCGTCCGAATAGATCGGCACAACAGTCTCACCGTCCGCCAGCTCAACAACTTCGACCTGCCAATCAACAAGGCTGTCGCCAGCACCTGTTTCGACGCGACTAAAATAGTGAAACATTTATAGTATCCCCGAATTGTTGAAGAATGATGCCGAAACCGTGTCGGTCGCCTGCACACCCATCGAATCCGTGGCGGTGCAGGTAAAAATCGCTAAAGCATCTGTTCCGGGCGCTAGGGCCGTCTGGAATTGTGTTGTTGCCGAGAGTGGGGCCGTCGCTGCCCCGACGCCGGATGTGAGCGCCCACGAGTAAGTGTAAGGAGACTGCCCCCCGCTTGGTGCAGCAGAAACAGCAGCGGTTGTGCAGACAGCGCCGCTGGTTATCGTTCCGCTAGTAGAACTAGGGCTAATCTCCAGCGACATAGGCGGCAGAAAATTGGCAATCTCAACCCAAGCTGAGCCGTCATAATATTCAGCGCAGACAAGGTCTTTCCACTCGCCAGAGACGTAAACCTTGGCCGATGCGACTTCCTTAAAGGAGCCGCCAACACGAACCCTCATGGCGTGTAGAAAAACACAAAATCGCCGTCAGAGGGCGTTGCTGGATTAGATGAGCCATCTGCTAAGATCGAAACCTTGCCAGAGGTGTGACCAGAGCTGGCATGATGAAGAAATGCGCCCTCGCCATCATATTTGGGCTGCGTTCCTGTGAACGTGCCGCCAGTAAGCGGCATGTAGCCCGAAACCACAGGCAACCCGTCATACATGACCTTCACATCGGCCATCAATTGACGGAAAGCGTTGTTTAGATTGCCAGGTGGACACTGCTCGGCAATATTGATGCCGCTGATGGTTGTGTTGTCTCCTGGCGTGGTATCATAATCGGTGACGGCCATTTGCTGCCCTCCAATGAAAAAGGGCGATCCGAAGACCGCCCCGCAGGTTGTTGTAATCTAAAGGTGTTTGCCCGTAGGCTTTAAATGGGTGCGAAGCGGTGTTATGTATGCTTCATGGCACCCAACGAGACTGGCAATTCAGACAAGGCAATTGAAGTCCTTGAGGCTGATATTCGCAAGTCTCAATTCTCCGCTTGGGATGTCGAAACATTTCTTGCGAAACGCCATCAAGCTAAGATTGATGCACTTGAAAAACCGCGCGGCAATTGGGGCCGCAGGTGGTTGGTGACCAAAGAACTTGGCGTGTATTTCCTCGCCGCTGTCGGCTTTATGGCGCTCAATATCGCATTTGGCGTTTGGCTTGTCGGTGGTTATGTCCCGACACAGTAACGCTTAGTCATCAGCCCTCAGGGCAATTGGCACAGCCGCCGAGCCAAATAGTCCTTTTCTGCGCCGTATTTGATTGCCCAATTGCTGAACAAGTTCGGGCCGCTGCGTTATCGCCTTATTGATGAATGCTTGTCCGCCCCTAGTCCCGCCGAGTAATGCAAGTGTTGCCAGCGCTCCCGAATATGGGTTTACAATATCCGTTTCGAGATAGGCGTCGGATGCCTGAGCACCGCCCAGAGCCGTTGCGCCGAGCGCACCCATCATCATCCTACGGCCTGTGCCGCTATCGGGTATGCGATTGGGTAGGACTTCCTGTCCGTAATCCGCCAAGTCTTCAAAGGGTCGCGGACCAGGAAACTTATTCTGGGTAGCATGGCCTGCTGCCTGCAATTGCGAAGGTGTGAATGTGTAATTTTCGCCAGACGCACTTCCGCCTTTTGCCCGTTTTTGGGCGTCGAGGATCGTCTTGAAGTGGCGATTAGAGGCGTTCGCACTATCCAGACCGCTAATGGTTCTTTGCCCACCGCTGCGGCGAACAGAGCCTTCCAGTGCGCCCATAGTGCCCGTTACAGCATCTTTGTAATCTTGCTCAAAACCCTCAAAGCGCGATGGCGGTTTGTTCCGCGTCTGCTTTAGCGCCCGAATGGCTTGTTGGTATTGATTGCCCGTCATACCGCCAGCATCAGCCAGCGGTTGAATGCGTGCATCCATTACAGACGCCAAGTCCCTGCGGCGATCCTTCGGGAGGTTTCCGGCCCGTTGCGTGACGGACTCCAGATCATCCAGAAGCGGATCGTCGAACGGAGCATAAACGCCTGCTGTAGCGTCGTCATACGCCGCCGAGACAGCATCGCCCGTTTCGCGCGCGCCCTGCTTGCCAATGCTTGGAGGGGTGAAGCCAATTGGTGCGCCAGTGTCGTCAAAAGCAGCTCTATTAAGTCCCTGCAAACCCTCAAGGCGGCGGGCGTTTATCATATCGCCTATGACGGGAATACTGGTTGCAGCATCTTCCGCTTGCTTAACCACACCACCAAGCGCTTGCCCGGTAGTCAGTGGAATGTTGCGGGATTTGAGATATTCGACCGCAGGCGACAATTTGACACCACCAGTAATCGCGCCAAGCGTCTTGCCTACTGCTTGCCCTCCCATCGTGCCTACTCCCGCAAGGGCAGCGCCGGACAATGGATCACCGTTTACAACTCCGTCATATGTTGAACCGTACGTGACATCTGTTGCTAAATCGCGACCGAATTGCGCCTTTGAACCGCCGCCAAGTAGTTTCGGTGCAAACTTACTGGCCGCAAGTCCAGCGCCCTTGCTTATCAACGCTGTACCGCCAATCGCGCCTGCCATCTGGCCAATCAAAGCCCCCGCTGGTTGTTCGTCTTGCAGGGTGGCCATCTTGCCGTCCGTAAGGGCGGAAACACCACCCATGCCAACGCCATCTGCAAAATTTGCAGCGAAAGCGCCAACGGGATTGTTGACAATATCATTGCGGAAACGCGCAACACCATCCAGCGCCTCCTCTGTCGGGGGAATGGTCGTATCAATTGTCCCGCCTTTACCGAGGCGCTCCTGAAACTTGGTGGCCTCGTTAATGTAGGCTTCACGGTTTGGAACTGGATCATCGAAGTATTTCTTGTCCAGCGACGCGCGGAAGTCAGCGTATTCTTCAGGCGACCAACCGCCCCTTGCGACGAACGCATCATATTCGTCTTGGTATCCCTTTGGAGGTGGGGCTCCCTGCGTTTTCGACCCAAATGCCGCCGCTTTAAGGCCCTGGCTTTTGATAATCCGGGGAATTGTCATCGCGTTTAGGGGCGTGTCATTCGGCACTGGAATAATGTTGCCGCTCGCATCGGGGATGCCGCCCAAGATTGCCACTGAACGCTTGAGGCCCAATTCCTGCAAATCCTTTAGCCGCTGGATGCTATCTTCGATCGTAACATCTTTGTCACCAGATTGCGGAACAAAAGGCCCTACATTCATCTCCGCTTCTGCCGCGCTATTTAGCTGGCCGCCTGTAAAGCCCAAAACCTCACCGACCGTTCCCCTCGATGCATTTGCCGCGCGATCAAAGCGCTGGTTTTCCTCAAGTGGAAGGTAGTCGAGTCCACCGTAAATGCCGCTAGTTGTGCCGGGGCCGTCCTTAAACCGCTCCTCAAGCGCCCCGATGGTTTTCGACAACTCCATTGAGGAGGTGAAGCCTTTAATCGCCGCCGAGCGATCTGCCCCGGTGATTTTTGGACTATCGTCATATCCCGGAATAGGAATGACGCCCAGATCAGGGCGCGAAGGGTCTTTCCACATCGTGCCATCGGGCGCTTGATTGGTTTGAATAGTCGTCGGCGCAGTCCCGGCCTCAACTTGGTTGTCGATAGCCTTTCCCTGGTTCCCCAAAACAGTGTTCTGCACGTCAGCTTCAGCCTTCGGCCCTTGGAATGGGAATGAAGGATCGACCGGAGGTTGCTGCGACGCCTGTTGAACGAGGCGCACAGGGTTGCCCTGCGCATCAACCTCCCAAATGTTGCCGTTTTCGTCGCGTGCTTGGGGCATATTAGCGTCCCATCCTGATATTGTTGCGCTGCATCCAATTGTCCGTTTCGGCTTGCCCCATTTCGTTCACCACGGCTTGATATTGAGCAGGCGTTAGCGAGGTAGGGTTGCCTTGGGCGTTCAACTGGGGCGCTGGGGTATTGCTGGTTGTGATAGGTGTGAGTTTGCCGACTGGGCGCGTAGGAGGTGAATTGTCGCCAACCTCAACACGATAAAACCGCCCATCCGGCCCCTGCCGATGAACTGGCTTCATTTCGTGGTAGGTCTTGCGTTCGTCTGGTGTGAGGCCCTGATACCACTCAAAGTCTCGAACAGTATCGTTGTTCACAGGCTTGGGGTTCTCACGCTCCCAATTCTGCTTGTAGAGCCAGTCTTCACGTTCAGCCAATCGCTTGGCCTCTGCCTGCTGTTGCTGCGCGGCTTGATATGCTCTTTGTTCCTGCCCAATGGCATAGGTCGGAGCCATATCGTTGCGTTGAAGCAGCACGTCGCCAATGGTCCCGGCGATTGCCCTGCCCGCACCGCCCTGATCGAAGAAACCCGGCTTTTTAGGCGTGCTGCGGCCAAACAAGCCCCTACCCATAGGCATTTGCTCCATTGGCTCGTCCTGCGCGACAATAGGAGGCGTGCCGGGATACTGTTCAAACATACCCTTGCGCTTCTTGCGGCCCATTCCAATCATCCGAAACCTCCACTAGCCCAGCCACTAAGCCCAGCGCCGAGAATCTGCCCAAACAAGCCGCCCGATTGTTTCTGTTCGCTGTTCGTATATTGCCCAAGCAAACCGCCCGTTCCCGCCGCATACTTAGTTGCGGCGTCCATAGGCAGGCCAGAAGCCAGCTCAGCAGCGCCAAAGGCCGGAGCAAGCGTCATCAGGTCGCCAGCGGCAATGCCTGGGGCCATACCGGCAGCGCGCGCCCTGCGTTCTTCATTTCGGTCATAGTCGTTATAGCGCAAGCGGCCTTCGTTATCCGCCAATTGCTTGGAAATGATCTTTGCAGCCACGCTACCGCCCGCAAGCCCGCGCGTGCCCAGCGAAGCATTTGTGCCCGTCGAGACGCTTTGGTTTGTCTGGTCGATTATATCTTGCAAATATGGATTGCTGCCATCGCCGTTAATCGTGTCAGTCACATAGCCGCGCGCGGCATTGATGGCCGGATCACCCTCTTTGTAACGGTCAAGCAAACCGGGAATTAGCTCGCCAATCTGATCGGCATATCCTGCGATTTTCGGAGCCTGTTCATTATAGGTGTTCGACAGCACGCCATGCGCGCCTTTAATCTCAGCCTCATAAACGGGCTTCGTTGTCTGCTTCGTTTTTTTCGAGGAGAGGCCCATCAGCTTAGTTCCTTACTTATCGTCTGTTGGCTCATTTCAAAGCCCCTACTTTTCAGAATGCGCGCCCATGCCGGACGGCTTGAAATAGTCGCCACATCGCAGCCCGCTTCGCGCGCTTGATCACAAACTTCGTCAATCAGATTTAGAATGCCTTCGCGCTCGCCAGCAGCGAACATCCCATGCACTTCAACAAGCCCGCCCGGATGGCGAATGGCCTGCACACCGATGATGGCGGTTTCATTTTCCCGAAGCGTGATATTCCCGTTCGATATTTCAGATTCGACCCACCAAAGCGGATGTTTGCGTTCGTCTAGTATGCTGGCAATTTCGGCGCGATAATCGGCATACGCCACTAGGAAACCCGCTCAACTAATAGGAACGACGATCCGCTCGATTGCATTGTGACTGTTCCGGCCACCGCCTCTTGGACGCTGCGAATGTCGAATGTGTCGCCATCAGAACAACTAACCAAAACAGCGGCGCAAACTGTGGTCGTCTCGTTATGCCCACCCGTAGAACGCATGTATGAAGTGTTGAAGTGAAACCCCAGCGAAGTTGTATTCTGAAAATACTCCAAGCCAACAGCAGAGCGAACAATTGAGCCAGTCATGTGAACACTGGCAGAAAGCCTAACTACTCCGTCAAAATCTGCCTGAATAGCACTACCCGATTGCGTGAAATCAGATCCAAACGAAGTTGCCGTTGCCATCGGAACAACAGTTAGCGATGCGGTGTTGATGCTGGTTGCCGTATCGGTGTTCGTCAGTTGCATAGCGGAATGCGCAACGGGCGAGGCGGACTGCAAAGTTACAATATCAGCCGCATTTGTAGCAATGCCCGCTTCATTCGTTGTCACCCGCGCTGCAAGCGAGGTAATCGACTTTCCTAGCGCCTTAACCCGCTCAGAGACCAGCCTAGGCCAATCCTTACGATTGGCAGATTCGACTAGCGGCCTCATCGCTCACCGCCGCGTCCATATTCAAGTTCGACACCGTCCGCATATGTCCACACCGAACTAGCGGCAATTTCTTGCGTCAATTTCATGTAGCGCCCCGAAGCCCTGATGGGCATTACGCCCGAAGCTCGAAGCGCGCCCGCTGCGTTAACGTCAGCAGCATCTCCAAGGCGCTCTCTAACGTCCACTGTGAGCGTCAAGCCGCTTGTGCAGTCAGTGATAGGCCGGATTGCCTGATAACGCGCCCTGCGACCCTTCACAGGCTCCACAAAGGGCATTTCAAAGATGGCCTTGCGGTTATCGCCGCCAAGCACTCCCGCCTTACTGTCTTGCACCGCATAAAGCTGCGGAGAGCCACCGCGAAACCTTGGATCATCAAGGCTAATCGTCATTGCATCAATATCGGGATTCGCCGTCGAAACATCTTCTAGCGTGTCAGACGAAGTGAAACCCGAAAACACGCCATCAATATCAATTTTGTCATATGACCATTCGCCAAGCGAAAAGTTGTAAATGAACAAATGACCAGGGCTTCCCGTAACCGCCCAGGTGATAATCTTTGCCTTTGGGTCAACCGCTGCAAATATGCGCTCATAGTCTTCAGCGGGAACCAGCTCTTGAAACAGGCGGTCAATCTTCTCGTTGCCGATCGGGCGAAGTGCCTGACCGTCTTCCAAGGCCATAAAACCTGCATCCGATAGGAAGAACACGCTGCGTCCGTATTGCTCCACACTGCCCTTTGAAGCGCAGCCCACGTTCGTTGTTATTTCGTCGTAAGCAAACGGTGCGTCTCCATCGCCAGTAAGGTTCATTCTAACCAATCTGCGGCGCTGCAAAATCACCCCATATTCACCGCCAGCAAGGCCCATAACCTCGCCGCCTGTAAGCATCGGCTGAATAGTTGCGTCAGCACTTACAGCATCCCACTCGGTGTGATCGTTAAAGCCGCTTGTATAAATACCAAGCAGGTCGCTCGAATCCTGCCCAATCACAACGTAGTCACCCACGATAGCAATGCATTTGCCATCAGGTGCATCAGTAAGTGTTGAAGCCGTCCCCGCGTTCAGATCCACAACCTTGGGCGTGCTGCCATTCACCCCAATTGCGAAATTGCCAAACGAGGCAAAGCGCCATTGGTCCGTAATAGTCATTCCCGTAACCAAATCAGTCCAACCGCCCGAAGCATACCGCTCCAAGCCGTCAACCGTGCCTGCGAGAAGGTAGCTAGTGCCATCGTCTGCTACGAAAGACGCGCCGCCCTTAAATTCACCGCCAAGCGCGGTCCCGATCTCCAGAAAGTCCTTAATAGGCCGATAGCCTGTTGCAGTGCGAATGACGCCCTGAGCTTGCTGAAGAAAGCCGCTGTTGTCTGTTTGATCCGGCGCATAGGCTGGAAACGGCAGACTACTTTTCACACTATAACCCGTGGTCGGCCATAACCCATACCCTTGCGCCTCTGACGCAAAAAGAACCGATTGGCGCTGGCCATTGCCTCACCCCATAGGCTCTTAAACAGTGCTGCGCGGGTATCGTTGGCAACATACCCCTCGGCAAACATCATCGCGCCGTAGAAATACAAGTCAGGATGCTGCGAAAGAAGCTCGCTAGTCGGGCTTGCTTCTGAAAGGCGTGGAAACTCCCTCTGATACAAAATATCGACCGAAGCATCGTTGGCTGGCCAAACGTAAATTGCATCGTTCTCTTGCGAATATGCCGCTGGCGTTGCCCCCGTCAGATAATCCCGCCCGCTATCAGGTGAGACTTCATGCAGCGGGATTCCTTCAGCCAAAACAGAGCGGATAAAGTCGCAATCATCCGGCAACGCGCCTACACCGGCGGTCACTGAAACAGATGCCTGCGTTTCGTAAAACTTCGGGCTTAGTTCGCGGCGCATCATAGCCTCGGTCAAGGCCACCATGCTTTCAACCGATCCCTCTAGATCAGCCCGGTCCATCCAATCGGAAATGAACGCGGTCAAACTGGGATAGTCCTCGAACGCCAGATTGTTCGGAACCAGAAAGGCGGTCATCAGGCTTCAGCCTCAGCAGCGGCTTTTTCCAACTTTTCAGACTTGGCCTCTTCAGCCTTGGTCCAATCATCGCGCTGGGATACTGCATGGCTGTTGCGCATCAGGGTTTTGTGAATGTGACCAACTTCACCGGACAACCCATGATCGACCCAAGCATCGACGCCAGCGGCGCGCATTTTACGGAAGAAATACACATCCTCGCCAACCATACCCACCTTGTCTTCTGAAGGCTCAAACATAAATAGCGGTAGGAAACTGTCTTCCCCTTGGCTTTCTGCATGGGCCTGAAGGTTATCGAACACAGCCATATTGATCAGCAGAACACCGAAGCCGAGATGCTGGCACTGTTCGACCAAATCATCTTTGATTTTCTCTTCTGTCGAATAAAGAAGCCCGCCCTCAAACGCGCAAGCCGTGGGCGCAGTAGGAACCGCGCGGCGTGAGTAATTGCAGCCGATGATAGGCTTATTCGCGCTCCAAAGGCGCAGCAGCGTGTCAGGTGGGAATGTGTGGTCCGCATCGAGGCAGAGCATATAATCAGCGCCCCAAGCCAACGCCTCAGCGGTCAACCTATGGCGGCTTTCCGTCAGCATGGACGAACCGACGATGAAAACATCCCACTCGATATTGAGCGGCTTTCCGTCAGTGTCGGTCGCGTTAGCAGTCGTGAAGTGATTTATCATGTTCACAAGGCATTGCATGAACATCACTTCGGGATTGCCGTAACAGGGGATGCAGATTGCTATTTTCACATCTTATCTCCGCCGTAATATTCAGCCGTGAATTTCTTGTTCTCGCGGAACCAAGCGCGCATCTTCTTGTCGTCATCAATCCAGCCATCGCGGATTGCCTCACCGAATGTTGCAAGCGGCATCTCGCCATAATAGCGAAAGTCCTTGTCTCGCGGCATCTCGGCGCGCTGCTTTACAAATTCCAGAATTGGTTCGACATCTTGCCGAGTTTCCATGACATTGCCTTCATGGATTTGTGTATATTTTCTTGTGTCCGCATAGGCAGACAGGAGCCGTTTAGTCATCAACCCTCCTAAAAGGGGGCGACCCGAAAGCCGCCCCGATTAGTTACGATGTTGCCAGATCGAAGATGCCCGCGTGGGCATCAGGATGGCACATTTCCAGCGTGTATTCGCTGATGATGTCGCGGGTAATGGCATCACCGACACGGCCCATCTCTTGAGGCTCGAAAGCCCGCAGATAGGCAACCTTGACCTTCTTCGGATCGACCAAGTAGCAATCCCGGTCGCGCTGAGTGCGTGATGGGACAATCTTGATGTCGCCAAAGTCCGAACCATAGACCGAAACAGAGCCGAGAACCTTGTCTTCGGCAACATTTTGGCGGCTATTGGTACGGCCAGTAAAGGTCGAAACGATCTGCTTGTTGAACGGACCAACAAGCGCAACGGTTGGCTTGCCGCCATCCTCATACGCATCCTTGATCGCATCCTTGAAGATCGTCTCTGTCAGAGTGCGAATATCGCCCGCTGTGCCATCCGTTGCGGCAGCAGTGACCGCCGTTGAATCGGCACCGTTTGCGCCGCGCGAACCATTGCCTGAAAGCCAAGCATTGAACGAACGGAGCTTACGGGCAGTTGTGGTGTTACCCGCAGCCTGACCGGAGTTGCCAAGAAGGATCGCCTCCTGGTCTACCTTCAATTCGACCGACTTTAGGCTCATTTGATAAGCCATCATGTCGTCAATGCCCGCAGGGTTTGTTGCACGTTGAGTGCCTGTCACAGTCGCGTCTTTCGAGCTAATCTGACAGTAGTTTTGCTTGCGGGTCGGTGTGGTCGATGTAGCGCGGGTAAGCGCGTCACCTTCAAGGCGAGCGTTCGCCGTGTTGACCGTGCCGAGGGCTTGGTTTGACCATTCGTGAAGAACCGCAGTCGCTTTGGTGCGCGGCACCATCGAGAGGAACGGAGTATCTTCGGGATCAATGCGATAGATTGCGTCGGTCAAATCTTCGCGGTTGGTTGTCACATCATAGGTGGCAACCGCACTGGTTACTTTAGCCATTGGGCTATCCTTTTAGAAATTGTTTGAAAACGGCGGCACCGGATTCGATGCTGCCCTCACGAGCGTTACGGTCGAACACGCGCTTGCGTTGTGTTGCCTTTTGGGCAGAACGGGGGCTGGAAACACCCGGCTTGACAGCCGGACCAGCAGAACGCGGCTTGGGCGGTGTCTTGCCCTGCCGAATGCGGTCATACTGCTGCGCCTTCCAAAGTATGTGAAGCTGGGCGCTAGTGATTTCCTCTTGCGATTCCGGGCTGAAGACTTCCGCAGGGATGCCATTCTCCGTCGCATAGGTTATCATCGCATCAAGCACAGGCTGACCCCTTGCGGGGTCTTGCAATTCGGGAACGTCAGCCAATAGCTTCGGTGCGAATTGCGTTTCGTGCTCTTGCTTCCACTCGGAAAATGCCGAATTGCTGGCCTCTTCCACTTCTTTTTGCGCGGCGCTTTGCTGCTCTTTGAGCTGAGCTAAAACACCTTCAGTTTCTCGCCATTGCTGGTGAGCGGCCCGATAAGCCGCTTCGTTGAATTGCTCCGTACCATAACCAAAAGCGCGGGCGTCGGGTTCAGGAGTCTTGTAAAGACCCTCCACCGTGCCAATCACATTGCTTAGATGTTCGAGCGTATTGGAAACCTCAACCACCTTGGCCTGAGCGGCTTTTCTGGCGTTTGCTGTTTCCTGGAGCCTCAGGTTTAGTCCGCGGTCACGCTCTCCTTCTCGCAAGGCAATCTTGCCCTGCGCCTCAGGTGAGAGAGATTCCCACAAATCTTGATCATCGGCACCCCATGAAGGCGGCAATGGCTGGGCCTCTTCGGCTGCTTCCTGCTCGTCTTCTTCGTTATCCCCGTCATCGGCCTCAGCTTCCAAGGGTTCAGCCTCTTCAGCGTAAGGTTCTTCGGGAGGTAATTCTTCTTCAATCTCGGTGCTTGCAAACTTACCGCTATCATCACGCGGTTGCGCGGGAGCGTCGAAAGCTTTGAAAGCGCTTGCTGCGTCTGCAACAGGATCAGTTTCTGCTGCCGCTGCGGGCTGGGCAGTGTCCATAATTCTACACCTTTTGAGAATGCCCCGAAGGGCTGTTATTCGCGGGCCTGTCCCGCAAAATTCGCTAGTTTCTGGCGAAGCGCCTTCAGGTGGCGCAATTCAGTCCAGAGACGGTCGCGCTTGCGTGGAAGCCAGCAGGACTCCCATTGCGACCTAATTTCATCTTCCAAGGCGCTCCAAGCGTCCTGAAGCGTGGGATCTTCCATCAAAGCTTTTGCAGCATACCCCCTTGCGCGTCGGGCTTCTGGCGTCATTTATCCAAATCCCCACCCGGACGGTTGCTGCTCATTTTGTGTTCGCCCTCGCGTTCACTCATCTGCATCCGCCGTTCGGCCAAAGATTGCTCCATGTTGAGCTTCTGAAGGGCTAGTTCCGCTTCAAATTTCGCCTTTTCGCGGGCAAGGTTTGCATCGAACTCAGCCTGCTGGCGAGCTAGGTCCTGCTTCACAGCGGCTTCCTCGCGCTGGTTTTCCAGACGCTGGGTTGCAATCTGTTGTTCACCCACCAGCTTGGCTTGCTGCATCTGCTGTTCGGATTGCAGTCTTTGAGCTTCAGCCTGCGCTTGCATCTGATCGGGCGAGGGCTCTTGTGGCTGCTCGCCCTCCCCCCCCTCTTGTGGCTCGTTCAAAAAGTCATCGACGTTCTTGATGCCAGCGGCGTTGAATTTGCGCTTGACCGCATTGTAAACTTTTTGTGCGTCGATCAATCCCGAATAAGGCGTTTGCTCCAACTCTGCCATCGTCTGAAGGACGGAATCGGATTGGAACATTTGCTCAGTCTTATCCCCCATGCCAAGGCCAACCGAAATCTTAACATCCATCTCAGGCCAACCACGAGGGTCCATCGGCACCCAATCACTACGGAGCCTGATTATCCGCTTCCGTGGCTGATGCTTGGTCACCAGACCAAGAATAAGCTTAAACAAGCGACTTACACCCGTCTCCGCGAAGGTCCGGGCAATCATTTCAGAGCGTGCATTCTTGCCGCTCTGGATCATACTCATTTCAGTTGCAGTGGTTTGACCAGACTTCCGCAGTGTATTGGTATCAAGCCCCTGACCGGCGCGTGAAATGCCGGTGTTTTCTTCAACCTTCTTGTCCAGCAGCTCCATCATTGGATAGGTTTGATGAGCTGTGAACTTAACTGCATCGCTAAGCTGGAACTGGCTCATGTCCCTAACCATGACTGCAGCGCCGGGTGTGTTGTCCTCTAAGCTATCGCCTGTCGAGCCATCCGCCCGCTCACCGCCCTCGCCAACAATGGGGCGGGGATTATTCGACTTGTAAAGATTGTCCAGCATTTGCCGCCAGAGAACCGTTCCTATTCGCTGCTCCTGAAGCGCCCGATCGGCCAGTGAATGGCCATAGACCTTGTGGGGCATTGGAATGGGGCAAAGAGAGGCGAACGGGCTTTCATCAACCTCATCATTGAACAGAATAACATCGCCAACACGCATTATGCGTCGAAGCTCAGCGATCCCATCACCATCATAGTCTAGCCGGACATATTCATCACGAAAGGCCATTCGGTCATTTGATCGCTGCGGCGCGTCAATACTGCCGTCTGTTACATTTTCATCGTCAAAGCGGGCTTGGCGGAGTGTGTTGTCAGAAACACTTGATGTATACGTAGGAAGCTCGTCAATGATCTCAGGATCAAAGCCAAGTTCCAGTAGGTCGGAGCGCGTCATATTCGCCGGGACATGGGCGGTGTAATTGGCCTCCTCGACGGAACGCGACATCGAACTGATACGAAATTCTTCAGGTGGGATATTGACCACCTTTACGCGGCCATCAGGAACCATCTTGCCAACAGCGGCAACACCGCCCTCTTCACCAAGATAGTTTGGATCGGCGCGCACCATTTCAGCGATCAACTCGTCTTCCAAGACAATCTGTTCAGCCTCTAGACGCGGTTGATCTTCCCACCATACCTTCACCACACCCAGCTTGCTTAGAAGCGCATCTTTGAACCAACTGGACATGATGACGAAGCCGGGATTGTCGATGTTGAACACGTAATTCACATATTCGGTCGCTTGCTCGGCTGTCTTAACGTCTTCAGGCCCGCGCGGTGAGAACACTACGGTTTCATCGCTGCTAACAAACGGCTTCAAGATGCTGGCCAAGGCATTATCGACCACAAGGGCAACCGTGCCATCGACCACGGACGACCCGCCCTCTTCGGCAGGAACATCGTCCATGATGCCATTGTAATAATCCAGCGCGGTTTCTTGCGACGAACTTATTTCATCATCGCCGCCCGGTTCATAACCGATAGCCTGAGCTTCATGCTGCCCAAGAATAGAAAGCAATTCATCATCAGGCATGGCCTCCCCACTCTCAAAAGCGTCGAGAGTTTCCGGTGCGGCTTGCATTTCCATTATTTGTTCAGCGTTTCCGCAATAGCCTCTAGGCCATGCTGAAGCGGGCACAGGCGCAATTCCTCCCATTTGTCGGGATGACCCGCCTTGAAGCGCTCAACAGCTTCAGTGAAGCTCGGCGCGCTCTGTTTTGGCTTAGTCTTTCGAGCCATCAAACAACTCCTTTTCGCATACCTGATTTGAATGGGCGGCTCACAACTGGCGTGGGTCGAATTGCAGCGGCTTCGAATGATTTATAACCGTGTGAAAATTCATCGTGACGGGCGCGGTCCTTCCAGACCGCCTTATTGTCATCCCACTCTTTTCGGTAATTATCCAAGCAAGTGATCAGACGCGAACAGCGCGTTTCATCAATCCAAACAGTCGGGAAAAATGAGCGGCTTTCGTCAATGCCGTGTTTCTCGGTTGGAATGCGGCCTAGAATATCAATCGGCGCAATCCCGGCCTCTGTGGCAATTTCCCACTTCTTCTTGACACTATCGACACCCTGTTGCCGCTGTGCCCCATCGTGCGGAAAATAGTGGCGGCTGTAGCTGTAGCCTTTTTGCAGCAAAACGCCCGCGTAATGCCCCCAGCTCTCACCGTTGTTTTCGTAATAATCAATTGCGCGGCGCTCGTGTCCAGAGTCCTGCCAGAAAGTAATTGCCGTGCTGTCGTTCAGACCCAAATCCCAAGTTGTGTAAACAGATCGATCTTCGACAGGCAGGCGGCTTATCCGCCCCTCTTGTCGAGCCTTCGCCATCTGCTTTGAAAAATACGCACCCTCAATACTTGCCTCGAATGCCTCTTCGGGGGTTGTTGGAAACTCCCGCTTCATGTCATCCTGTTGTTGCTCAGCCTTTTTGACATACCAGGCGCGTTGCTGGCGAGTCAGAACAACTCCCAAACCCTCTAACTTGTCGAAATGCTCTTGGTCTTCGACCGTCTCACCGACATCATTCGCGAGCTGGTATTTTTCGTCGAGATACCACGGGAAGAAATGAAACTTGAAGTCGAGCGGCGTTAGGCTCTCACCCTGCAATTGTCTGTCCTGCGCTGCCTTGCACAGATCAAAGAAATGCCCGCTATGCCCCTCTGCGGTTGATTCAATGCGTATTTTTTGCCCTACATGGACCGTGTTGAGCGCGCCGGATTTGACCTCTTTAGCCTTTTCGGGGAACTTGGCGCAGAGCTTGCCGTATTCCGAAATATGCAGCCGCTGAAACGTGCCGGATCGAAGGCTTGTGCCGACGCGAATGCTTGAACCGTTACCAAACCGCATCGAGCGGGTACTGTCTTGCGTGGCGGGAACAAGGTCGCGGAACTCTTGCGGCAAATTATCGTAGGCAAACCGAATCTTATTGTGAAAGAATGCCTCCGCATCCTCTCTGTTGTGAGCAATGACACCCGCCGCCGTGTTCGGGATGAACAAGCAATCATCAAGATAGTCCAACTGAATAACAGTCGTGAAACCAAGCTGGCGGGCTTTCAGTAGTAGATCAAAGCCGTGGGCGTGTTGTAAGAATTGTTCCTGCAGTGGGCGCAGGCAAAACGGGACACTTGCCCCGTCTTCATCTTGAACCATGTAGAAGCCGTCTCGCAGCCTCGCTAATTTATCAGGCCAGCGCTTGAGGCAGGCGGCTAACCAGTCCCCAGCCACTTTTTCAATTCTGGCGACAAATCACCAACAATGGTTGCGTCAATGTCTTTTGGTAACATGCCAGCGATCATCTTTGCGTAATCACCTGGCTTTTCCTCGCGCATAACCCTGATTGCATCAGCGCCTGATTTCTCAAAATCCTCCATGACAGCCTGACAAAAGTTCTCACTTAATATCGCCCGCGCCCCCTTAGGTCTACCAGCAGGATTGCCGGATTGCCCCGGCCTCCAAGGAGGCGCAAGATTGGAGCTTTTCTTCTTCGGTGTTTTTTCCGGTGTAACATCACCCTTGGTCTTAGCCATATTTCCTCGCTTCCCCGCTCCGTTTCCGGTGGGCGGTCATTGCTTGGTTTAGGAACCCAGAAGCCTCTTTATCTGGTTTATGTCTCTAGCCGATACTGTGACCTCGCCAGATTCTACTCTTGGGTTTGCAGGCATCATGCGTTCGATCTTGCGTGCCATGCTCTTGCGTTTTTGGCGTGGAGTGCGAGCCATCAGAAAACCGTTGTCAGAACAAACGCGCCGACAACGCCAATCGCAACCAGTGCAATCTTGATCTTGTTACGCACTGCCCATGCGGCTGCGCTGTCGAGATATTCGCCTAGGTTCATGATCCTACACCCTCAATGCCAACTGTGCTGCCGTCATCCTTGTTGCCTACGCACATAGAGGTTCCGAAGAATGGGAACACTTTCAGGCCACCGTCTCCGATCAGGCCACCCCATGATTCTGTCGTATCTCGCGTTCCTTCAGTCATTGGGATCGCCCTTCTTAATTCCGTAGACCACAACACATGCGATAATGAATGCGATGCAGACTGTGGCGAATGGCCAGCCAAGGTGAAGAATTGAGTTCAGCATATCAATCTACTCCTTCCTTCTTTGGGCGCGCGTGCCGCGCCGTTCGGTGGGGCCTCTTGGAAAAAACCGGGGTCCATAGACCCGGAATAAAACACGTCGGGTTCCGCTGCTACCTCCACTTCAGGCGTTACCTTATCGAACACCGTTTGCAGGTGGTCTTTAATGAGAACCCACTGCGCGAGGCTTGGCACACCTTCGACCGCCTCCGAACAACCCTGCATCCAATATGTGAATTGCTCCGGTGTCATAACTGGCCTTTCGTGATTAACCCCATGCAGCAACGCTCGCTCCGCATCGTGGCGGTTTCTTACTTGATCGGCGGTGCATGGGTGGACGCGCTTGGCGTCGAATGAGAAAAAGCCGCTAACCTTTTCAGGCGCGGCTCTTGGACTTTGGCGATCCATTGCATATTTTCCCGCATAAGTCAAGGGGCGCTGACTTTTAGTTTAGCAAAGGCAATTGCCCGCATATCTTCAAGGTGTTTCTCCTGCGTGTTGTTCACGCCTTCCGATTGCTTGCCTTGGGTTGGCCTAAGTCCGCAACGCCATAGCTCATCAATAAGGCCCTGCGCTTCATCCTCCGTAATTAGAAGAAACGGATCGACAAGTGCGCCTTGTGGCCCATCTTCAAATGAGACGGGTTGGGCATAGCGGTTTACCCCATCGCCTTCGGTATGCGCGCAATAGAGCGCGATTTGTTGGCCATAGGCGCGGCGCTCGGCTGCTAGTCGGTGTCCCTGTATGCTCATACCATCATCCTTCGTGCTGCAAACTTTAATTCAAAGCGCGCCATCTGAACCGACAGCCTGCCCTTTGGTTCGATTGAAACAACCTTGCCGCCCTTATACCGTTCGCGGCCTCCGTATTGCTTGCAGGACCATTGCGTCAGGCTCATATCATCCACGGCAATCGCGTGCGTTATGTGCTTCAAGCTGCCGAGAAGGCCATTCAGGCGGTCTGTTTCGATCTTTGCGCTGGTGATAGTCACACCAGGCCCGTTTCCGCCCCCACGCGGCGTAAAATCGCAGCTATCGCGCACTGGTGACTTTTCAGCCAATCCGGCTTGTTCGCGGTAATGGCTTAGGGCGTCGAACTCGCCTTGCGTCAGATCCCCGCGTTCCTTCAGGATTAGTATGGATGGCTTAACCTTGCGCGCCATGCCAGCAGATACGGTTTCGTTGTGCTGTTCGCGAAACGGGTTTACAGTTGCCTTGTCGGCTTTCTTTTTCCGCTGGTGCTTGGTTCTAGCCATTAGGCTGCATCCCTTCCGATAAATTCAGCAGGAGCTGTGCTGTCACTGTCGAACAGATACCAGCAACAATTATCCTTTCCGGTGAATGGCGAGTCCGCAATCCACTTGACGCGGCCAACGCTCACAACGCGCCGCAAGCGGGGCAGATATGGCGCTGCTTGCTTGGTGTGCATCCAGTCGGCATCAAACAACAGCCAAGCTGGGTGTTGATCTGAAAGGTGGACAATCAACTCATGCAGAATAGGTCGCGCCCAAGGCGGGTTTGTAATAAAGCAGTCAATGTTTCCAATAAGGCGATCTGTCGCATCGTGCCTGTCAATATCGTCGCGTTGTGGCTCAATATCCCAAGCAGAGGCGCAGCGATGCCCTGCGCCGCTTAAGTGGTCGATCAGTGCACCATTGCCAGCACACGGCTCACAATATCGCGTGTTCGGCGTTAGGTGTGGCAGCAGGGGCAGAACCGCCGCTTCTGGTGTGGGGTAATAGTCGCGCGGTTTGCGCTCAAAGTTTGATCGCTTCCCCATTAGGCTGCATCCCCTAAGTCTAATCCGGTTTGCTCACGCTTTGCGAACGGCGATAATGTCACCCGCTTGGCCCGTATGCTTCCAAACCAATTGCGCGGCGGTGTAGCTAATCCGGCGATCGACAAAGCCACATCGCAACTGGATGAAATACCGCTGGCCATTGCGAGGCGGCGAACGCTGGCCAGATATTTTGGTGAAGCCGTCTGCAATGTCAGGCTCTAGCGGGGGCAAGTTTCACCCCTTGTGCTGCCATGCGGTGCAGCCAGCTCACATAGCCCTTCGTGCGGTTGGCGTCCCACCCTGCATATTCAGGCAAAACGCCATCCATGTAATTGTGGATTGCCGCACCGTCCGCGCCCTCGATAACCTCGCACCGCTCAACGCCGTTAATCTCTTTGACGAAATACCAACGCGACATTTGGGCTGTCAGCGGTTTGCGGTTTTGCTCGTCGCACCACCCCAAAACATCGGTTTTCGTTGTCTGTTCGTAGCCTGTCAGCGGATTAGTCATCGTAATTCCCTTCAAGGGTTTTTTGGAAGTTTGCTGCCTTCATGATCCAATCGAACGTCGCGCCCTTCCAGTTCGTGTCGCCGCGCAAAAAAGGGCTGCGCTGGCACTTGCCAAACACGGCAACAAAATCTTCGATTGAGTATTGGGCTATTCGAGCCTTCACCAACTGCCTTCGGCTTGGTGTCATATCGCGAACAAGCGGACGGCCAATTTTGCTGGCAACCTCATTCCACTTTTCAAAAATATGTTCGGGCTTGAGTGCATCGCTAGATGCACAAGTAGCTTTAGCTACTCTTTCTTCTGTATCTGTCTCTGTATCTTCTTCTTGCGCCGTTACAGTAACCGTTTCGGAACGTTTCATTACGTTTCGCGATTGTTTTTGTTGTCTTTTTCTGTATTCCTGAACGCGCTTCGTTGAGCCATCACTACGGAATTGCAAATCATCCCAAGCAATAGGATTTAGGCCGTCATCGACTAGCCCAACCTCACGAAGGCGGCGCGAAATTTCATCCAATTCCCGCAACTGAACACCAAGCCCCACGGCTATTTCGCGCTGCCTCATTTCGGTGTCTGGTTTATCCAAAAGGCCGTTGGATTTTAGGCAGCAAAGCGCCACGAAATGCCAGCGATCCTCGAAAGCTAATAGCTTCAATTTGGTGTCGTCAATTATGCGGCTGTAGAGCCGGAACCAAGGAAGTTTGCTCATTGCAGCAACTCCCCAAACGTATCGAGGCTAATCACAATCAACGTTTCGCCACGGTCCTGGCGGAATGCTGCGAAGTCTGCCCCCTCAAGCGCATCTGTGATAATCTTGGGCAATTGCTTGCGCCGCTTGGCTTCGCCGCTGAATACCGTCTTGCCGTCAAAGCCAGCGGTAACTTCAACATCATTCTTGGCGTAGTCTGTCGCACCCGAAAGCGGGACGCGCTGCGCCTTTAGGCCCATGCTCGTAAAGTCGTTGACCAGCTCGCGTTCAAAGCGTGCGCCCTTGTCGCGTGAAGCCTTACCCATCCATCGGCTCCCTATCGCGCAGCATCAAATATGCCTCTGTGACGCGCGGATCGAGCCGCTCGTAAATGTCGAAATTCCGTATCCAGTTGATAACTGTCGAATGATCGCGCCCGCCCAAAACACGGCCTATCGTGGGGTAGGACAGGTTGCGGTCATGTAAGATGCGGCCAAGCACTGCCCTTGCCCAAACAAGCGGACGCCTGCGGGCCTTGCCGACAAGATCGGAAACGCTAATTTCGAATATGCTTGCAATCTCGCGCTTCAATACATCAAGCGGCAAACGGCCATTCTTGGGATGGTGCAGGGTTGAGTAAATGGATTGAAGCCGTGCCTCGCCTTTCATTTGTTTGCGGTGCAGTATGGCTTCCTGATGCTTTATCGCTGCTGATTGGTGTGCGCGTATGCGAGCAATCGAAATCATAAAACCAACCCGCCAACGGCGGCGGCGGCAGACACGGCAGCGCACTACGTTGCCGACACGCTGCGTTGTGGCTTCGGTGCGATGATGGCCACACGGCCATATTTTGCCCAAAGCAGTTAGGAATCTTGTGTTGGCCCTTTGGGCTGTTGCTACCGCCTGGTTCACGCCTTGCATCCAAGCCCCCCTGTGCCGAACATTTCGTCTTGAATGATTTTGGGGGCGTTTCGGCGCGTCCGGTCCTTAGCCCTGTTCAGCTCGCCAGCATTGATTAGCGGGCCTTTGGCAAGCGCCTTGACGCGCTCAGATGTAAGCTGCCCGAAGAATGCAGAGCGCTCCGCTTCAATTTCCTTTCGCGGAACTGCATTGTCGCGAGCTATCGCAGCCACGCTCTCTCCGCGCATAAGCGCCACCTGAACGTCAGACAGTTTGGTTGAATTTGGCATTTTCTGACAACTCCTCGATTACTCGCTGCACCTCCACAGGCGTCAATCCGTAGGATCGGGCTAGGCTGTCAGCATTTGGGGTTCCTGTCGCATTCTCAAGACAGGCACGGAGCGCATCGAATTTTGCGCTTTTGATCTGTTCGGATTTGCGGCTCATCGCGCCCTCCTCCTGAGGGAACGAGTCCACTCTCTGTTGAATTTGCGACGGAGACAGCGCAGCCGCGTCAGCATCCACCAGCGGCGTGTTTGCAGCCATGTTTGGCGCTGGCCTTGTTCTATTGCGGAAGTCATGCGGCCTCCGCTTTCGGTGTTATGTAATCACCCCATTGGCCGGCCATTGCCTGTGCAATTCCCTGGAATGTCCGGCTACGCTCTTTCCAACGGTTCGGGCCTGGCGGCAGGTAGTGAAGCCGTTGCCGCTCATTGTCGGGCAGCAACATCATTGCCTCTTTGACGTTTTCAGTTGGTTGCAATTTGGGCAGGTTTTTCAACCACAGCCCCGTTGCCTTTTGTTCCTTGTGACCGAACATCCACGGCTGCACGATTTGATCGGGCCTGCGTCCACCAAGAAGCGCGCGAGCATATTTGTGCATGATGGGATTTTCCATCGCGATGTGCGGGATCGGTGCATCAAGCAGCGTCCGCATGAACGCCATGCTGTCGAATAACTTTGGCCAGCGCGTCGGGTCTTTGTGAAGGTGGCAGACGCCCGAATTTGTTGCATACGTGCAAGTCGGATGGAAAATGGCTAAACCCCACCCGTCACTTAGAATTTCGAGCAGGTCGCCTTGTATATGCCATTGAGGGTCGCGCTCGCATGGCTCAAAGTCGCAAGACCACGCATCAAAGCCACGCTGCCGGAAGGCATCGCGAACGCGGGCGCTATATTCACAGCCAACCAAGACGCGAAGCTTACTCATGCCGCTTCGACTTTCAGCTTCCGCAGTTGCTCGTCGATCGCATCGCGGGCGCTTTCCAATACAGAGCGATTGTCGCGAACTTCCTGCGCTGTAATCGTGCCATCCTCTAGCGCGTGAGATAGCGAGGCAGAGGCGTTCAATATGGTTGTCAGGGCGCTATGATCGCAGCGGCTTCCTGATGGGCGGCTGTCAACACAAAGCCTGTCGAAATATCCGGTGAAGCGCCCGTTCCATTCACGCTTGCCGCGACCAAATGCGACCGCATTCATTGCGGCTTTTTCGTTAGCGTAGTTTGACGCCTGATCGTCTGAAACGCCGAGAACCTTGCCTACATCATCCCAAGTCAGATCGTCGGCGTGACGTATCTCGTGAATGGCGCGACCGAGCGCACTAAGCGCGTTTGAATCGGAAAAGACAGGCCGTTTACCGTGGATTACAGGGGCGCTCATTCGATATCACCTTCATTATGGAAAGGACGGAAATCAGTGGACGCCGGAGCCGAGGGAGAGGAAACGCCCCGGCGTCCTTCACCCGCGAGGGCGAAACTGTTGCTATTGGCGATGTGTTCGCCAGAATAATTGCTGACCTTGATGTTGACGCAGAACGGCAGAACAGGCTTCCACCTGTCGCGGTCGGTTCCATCTGGTGTGTCGAGAACGTTGCTTATGTCGGGAGCTGTCATGCCAACCCCCGCGTTAGGCTTGTGTTAAGTATTTGCCCGCAGTGTTCGCGCCGGGTCGCATCGGTCGAATTACCTGATGGAAAACACGCATGGCGCTTATTCACGCGCAGGAAATTAGCTTTGCAGCCGCAGAAGGCGGGGTTGTCGTTACCTTCACAAGTGGCGCGGAAACTCTCGAAGTGTTTATGCAGCGCAGTGCGTTTTATGTTGCCATCCAAGACAGCAAGAACCTTGTTAGCGAACTTGAGGCCGAGGATTCGGACGTTGTGGAATTGCGGGGTTAGCATTGAGCGGCTCGCTCAGATGTCGGAACCCAAGGCTCAAGCATTTCAGAGGCTACAATCTGTTCCTCTGTCAGGTCCGCTATCGAACTGTGACGCCAGCCCAGTTTGCGATAAAGCAGCACAGCCAGAGGGCGCGAAGGCTTCTTGCCGTTCGCAATCTCGCTCGCATAGGAAGGGCTGATGCCCGATGCCTTGAGTATCTCGGATGATTTGGGGGCGTCATTCATAGAAGAACATTCGCAGATTGCGAATATAAATGCAACCCCTGAATTTCGCAAAAGTGGTAATGACGCAAACTGCGTAATATCGCATTGTGCGTATATGGATGAATCCGACAATAAGAACGGCGGGCCAAACCACCTTCACGCATGGATGAAGCATCGCGGTGTTAAGGGTGTTGATCTGGCCAAAGCGCTGGGCGGCACTGTCACACCCGGCATGGTAAGCGATCTGGCGAATAGTAATCGTGCGCTCAGCGCCAAATGGTTGCGCCGGATTGCGCCGATCCTCGACACTACGCCTGGAATGCTTTTAGACCACGACCCAACAATATTAGACGCAGATGTTATTGAAATGTGGGGTAGCGCCAGCCAGCGTCAGAAGGCTCAAATCGCAAACATCGCAAAAACACTTCTTGCGTCGGATGAAGACCTAACCGGAACCGACGATTGATAAATCAGTGGAGGATAATTGCCGCGAGAGCAGTTCTTGTTCTCGCATTGGCGCTCACTAGCACACTAGCGCCAGTTTCCGCGAAATCAGCTCACCGGACGCTTGTTGAAATCTCCGAAGCAAGGGACTTCGCCTATGCGGAGCGCTACAAAGTTGCGATGGTTGAAGCTAACTCTGCGATTGATTTATTTACTGAAGCCGTTTCCAATGGTGAAGCGCCGGAAGTTGTTGGAAGACTTTTCGAAGCGGTGATGGCAAAGGTCGCGACAGCCCACGAAGTTCGTGGCAGGGGTGTGGCAGTCAATGGTTTTGTCACCCACTTCAATGAGAAGCCAAACCCGTTAGAAAGCGAACTATGGCTACAAGCACAAGCCAATGATCTGAAGCAACATATCAGGAATGTTGAACAACTTGAGCGAGAGGCAAAGGCGGCGCCGCAATCTGGTGATTTCCTAAACATGATCAAAACAACTCAAGAATGGATCGCCGCACATTCGGAGTTACTCGGAAAATCTGAAGAGCTCCAACTAATCAGCGCCAACCTCGACAGCTATCATTCGGAACGCAACCGCCGCGATCAATCTCGCAGAAATGGAATACGGGCATTTCTCTCCGGCCTTGCTAACGGACTTCGTGCCGAGGCCCCACAAAGCCAGTTTCTAACAACCACAATCCATTGCCAGCAATACTATTCAGGGGTGAGCTGCCGGACACCTTAGCAACGAATATCGCAATTTGCGAATTATGTGCTTGACCTAACATTCGCAATCTGCGAATACAGTCTCCAGAACGGAGATTGTAATGGACACTCAACTCGAAAAATACGAAGTTCGCAACCGCTGGACAAATGCAGTCCAGTTCACCGCTGAAATCAGCGCAACTCCCGACATGCAACCAAGCATCAAACTTGGCCTTGCAGTCAAGTGGGCGCGCAAAAGCGGTGCTGACCTGCGCGGTGCTGACCTGGGCGGTGCTAACCTGCGCGATGCTGACCTGAGCGGTGCTAACCTGCGCGGTGCTAACCTGCGCGGTGCTAACCTGCGCGGTGCTGACCTGCGCGGTGCTGACCTGCGCGGTGCTGACCTGAGCGATGCTAACCTGCGCGGTGCTTACCTGGGCGGTGCTAACCTGCGCGATGCTGACCTGAGCGGTGCTAACCTGCGCGGTGCTTACCTGGGCGGTGCTAACCTGCGCGGTGCTTACCTGCGCGGTGCTTACCTGGGCGGTGCTAACCTGCGCGGTGCTTACCTGCGCGATTGCCCTGTCAAAATCGAAAACATCCACCAGAAGGTGTTTGAGGCAGCGTCCAAGGATGGTGCGCTAGATATGGGCGACTGGCACAATGGAGGGAATTTCTGCGGCACCACTCATTGCCGAGCAGGTTGGGTGACTCACCTAGCTGGCGAGGGTGGCCGCGCTCTTGAATTTGCGATTGGAACTCCCGCAGCGGCGGCGATGATTTATCTTGCCAGTGATCCCACACTTGAGAAGATGCCCAGTTTCTATTGCGACAACCAGACCGCATTAGAGGATATGAAACGTCTCGCGGAAGCTGAGGCGTCAGCATGAACGCCCTCACCAACTTAGACGCCGATCCGATTGCCAGCTTTGCGCTTGCGATCCGCGATCGTTCTTACACAACCTACAGCGAGTTGTTCACTGACGAACAATGGCAGGAAGCCGGACAGTTCTATTCCGATGATGGGCTGAACGCTCGCGAACAACTCGCGTTGATGATGGCTCAAGACAAAGCCCGCGCTGAATACGACAGCATTGCTTGGGCCTACGAACAGCGCGCCCGCAAAGAATGGCAAGACAACTTTGACGATTGGTTTGCCCATCAAGGGGTTCGCAGTGTTGCGGGCATGGTTAGCGCATGAGCGACCTACCACACAGACTTTACTCTGCCCTGCGGAATCGTGGTTTTAGCGAGCCAGAAATTGAAACAATGACGCCGCGCGAGATGGTGTCGCAGTATGCTGGTTGGCATCTAGGAAACACATCTTGGGGTGAAGAGTTTTTCGATCTGATCGAGCAGCTCAAAGGCGGTGAAGCATGAGCATCGCCGCAAAGAACGCCCGCGCTGCTGAAAGCGTGCAATCCGAAATTCAATCCGACCCGTTCGCCGCGTTCAATAGGTGGAGCGATCAGTTGGATGAACTGGAACGCGACTGGTCTGCATACAAGGTCAGGTTAGCCGCAACTGCACGCCGGATTGACGAGGCGCGCAAGTGACACGTCACCACATCAAAGGCGCAGCAATAGGCATCCTCTTAGCCCTTCTGGTCGCAACAATGGGCAACGCATTCACCGCAGGAATGGCTGCGGGAACAACCGGAGAAATTCAATGACAGACAGCAACACTGGCCACAGCAACACTGGCCACAGCAACACTGGCAACAGCAACACTGGCTACAGGAACACTGGCAACAGCAACACTGGCTACAGGAACACTGGCAACTGGAACACTGGCAACAGGAACACTGGCAACAGCAACACTGGCGACTGGAACACTGGCGACTGGAACACTGGCAACAGGAACACTGGCAACAGGAACACTGGCGACTGGAACACTGGCGACTGGAACACTGGTTATTTCAATACGACTACACCGGAAGCGGTGCGAGCATTCAATTCTGACTGCTCACGCGAGGAATGGGACAACGCAAACAAGCCGAACTGGCTTTATCATCCATCGCCAACCACTTGGGTTTCAGACTCCAAAATGACCGGACAAGAGAAGGTTGATAACCCGACCTTCCGCACTTGCGGCGGCTATCTACGCAAGAACGAATGGCACGAAGAATGGCGCAAGGAATACGAAAACGCCAGCGCTGAGGATATTCAAGCAGTCCGCGACCTGCCCAATTTTGACGCCGAGATATTCAAGGAAATCACTGGCCTCGATCTAAGCGAAAACGCCGCACCGAAAGAGATATTTTTCGAGGGTGCGCGTTACGTTCTTGCGTCAGATCAAACCGGAGAAATTCAATGAACGCCCCAAACACAGGAATCGTCAACATTCGCGGCAAGGAATATCACACCGTTGCCAAGCGCGTTCATGTCTTTCGCGACGCATTCCCAGAACACAGTCTGACAACCGACATTATTGCGCGGGATCAAGATTGCGTGGTTATGCGCGCCGCCATTTCAGATGAGGCGGGCCGCACAATCGCAACGGGCTTCGCAGAGGAAAACCGCAAAGGCTCGCAGATCAACCGAACCAGCGCGCTAGAGAATTGCGAAACGTCGGCAATTGGTCGCGCACTAGCAGCATTTGGCATTGGCGGAACTGAATACGCCAGCGCCAATGAGGTGGAAAACGCGATCCACCAACAGCAGGAGGGACGCAGCCAAGGCGATAGCCAAGGCGAGGTTAGCCCTCCTGCTAAACCTAAGAATTGGGGCGGTCGCTATCCAACCAAGACCGCGCTCAAGAAAGCGATGCACGAGCATCACGCAGAGATTGAGCGCATCGGTCTTGAAGGCGCGATGGATGATTTAGAAACCTATCTCGCCTCGCCTGAATATCAGGACTTTATCAAGCAAGCTTCGGAAAACGCGCCCCATTACCTTGAAGGGCCGCGCCATAAGCAGGCACCGCCAGAATTTATCCAGACGTTCGCTCTGGAAAGCAAATCCCGCGACATGATTGCAATTCGCGGAAACCAGCCAATCGAAAAGGAAAACACATAATGCTTACCGTAACAATAGCCGGAAACCTGGGCCGCGATGCCGAGCATAAATCCACGAACAACAGCGAACTTTGCTCGTTCCCTGTCGCCGCCAGTGTTGGCTATGGCGACAACAAACAGACATATTGGGTTGACGTTACCAAATGGGGCAAAGGCTCCGAAGGGCTAACCCGTATCCTGCGAAAAGGCAGCAAGGTCACGGTGTCCGGCGAACTCACCATGCGCGAGCATAACGGCAAGAGTTACCTTCAATGCCGAGCCGATCACGTCGCCATCCAGGGAACACCGAACGGCAATTCTGGCGGCGGCGGCAGTGGCGGTTCTGGCGGCGGCGCAACACCCGACAACGGCCCGCCAACCGACGACCTCGATGACGACATTCCGTTTGTCACTTCCGAAGGCATTTTCTGAACAATTCACCAGAGAGGGCGGGTTGCCTAATAAGCGCCCGCCTCAAAGGAACAATATGAGCAATACCAATTCATCTTCATCAAGCGGCGGCATCGGTTTTGTCGGGCTTCTCACAATCCTGTTCATTGCCCTCAAGCTAACGGAAGTGATTAGTTGGTCATGGCTTTGGGTTTTGTCGCCTGTGTGGATCCTAATATCCATCTGGCTCGTCGTGATTATTGGCGTTGCAACCCACGTTACGCTCAAGAAATAATGGCCAAGCGCGCACCAACAAAGCAGGAAAGGGAATACCGCAACTATGTGGCTTCTCATGGCTGCTTGGTGTGCGGCGCTCCGGCGACGCTTCACCATGTGACGGGGTATGCCGACCGAATGGGCAGAATACCCCGCACAGAGCAGCGTATCGCGCCCCTATGCCCCATGCACCATCAAACGGTTCACGACCCGCTCGCGGGCGATCCGGTGTCAGTTGAGGGGCTTAATCATCGCGGTTTTTTCAGGCGGCACAAAATCGACTTGAAGGCCGAAGCTGAGCGCCTTTGGGAAACCTTCTTACAGGAGCGCAGCCATGCGGAACGACACGCCAGTTAGCGAGCAATATCGGCTTGCAGCCCTTGAATGGGTTGACCTCGATAACGCTGCCAGAATGCTTGACGAAGGCAAGAGCGCATTCATCGCGCAACGGATCGCAGACGAAGGCGACATTCCGCACTCCAAAGCGGATCGCATTGTCAGGGCTTCGGATGCCTATTCAGACTACATCAAAAGCATGGTGCGCGCCAAGACCGCCGCCAACCGTGCGCGGGTTGAACTCGACTACCTAAAAATGCGGCACATGGAACACACGAGCGCGGAAGCAAACGCCAGATCGGAGCGGAAACTATGACTAGAACCTATACAAGCCACGGCAACGCAAAGCCTTGGGAATCGCGCGGCTATCAAGACCGCTGCCGTGTTGACGCCCCCATACTGCCAGGGCTTCCAATGGATGAACCAGGCTTCTTTGCTCGCTTGTTTGGGGTGAAGTGATGCTTGAGTTCTTTTCCGAAGCCACAGTCAAAGGGCGGAAACTGCACCGTTGCGATGCTTGCCACACGCCGATTGTGAAGGGCGAGTTTCATGTTTCGATGTCTGGTAAGTTTGATGGCGATTTTTTCACGACGCGCAACCACTTAGACTGTCGGCAAGTAGAATGTGAATTGGCAAACATTCACGGACTATCTGGCGGCGAGGAGTGGCTTCATCTGCACGACCTTGAGCAAGATGACCGCAAATGGCTTTGGCAAAGGCACAACAACACATGGCAGCGACTGGCCCACATTTACGGTCGTTATCCTAAATGACCCTCCACCATCCCGACGACGCGGACTTTCGCAAGCGCGACGCAGTGGGGCTTCTGCCTATGCTGCTTGTCGCGGCGGTTGTTTGGGCGTGGGACGCAATGACAGGAACAAACTATGACCGATAACACCCGCCCCCAACCTACACTGTCCAGCGCATTAGCTGATGAACTTCACGCCCTAATCGTTGATTTTTCGGAAGCAATGGATGGGCCGGAGGATTTTGTGCCTGAAAGCAGCGCCGAAGAATTGGCCCATCTAGTTTTGAAGCACGGCGGTGTCATCTACTCAGCACTACGCAGCCAACCTACACAGAGCGCATTAACTGATGAGTTGGAGCAATCACCCATAAGTTGCGATGGGTTTTCGCAAGGGTGTTCTATCTCGTTCGATTTACGCGACCGCATCCTCTCGGCACTACGCAGCCAAACACCGCAACCATCCCCAAGCGCGGACTTGGTTGACCTCGAAGGCCATGTTGCAGACGCCGTTCGCGATGCCATTTTGAAAACCAAAGGGCAAGTCATTAGCTTCGACGATAGCTCAAGCATCGCAAATCTGATCGTAGCGCAGGTTTCAACCCTCACCACCACACAACCAAGCGCGGACGTGGTTGAGGCTAAACTGGGTTGTGATTATTGCAATAACGACGGACCTTTAACACGGCACGAGGGTCATACCCCTCGCTGTCCGCGCTGCGATGCAGAATACCCAGAGAAAAACACTCTATCCCATGATGTAGAGCCAGTTGCGTGGATGTGTGAGGTTCGCCTTCCAGTCTACAATCGCGTCGGTGCATGGCGAACCGTTGTTTCGACAACCGACCCTTCTTCGAGGAAGGTGCGCGGCTACGCTGTCCGCAACGTCCAACCACTTTACATCCACCCACCAGACATAGCCGAAAAGGCGGCGCGCCTAGTCAAGCAAATGATTTCGCCGGGAACGGTAAATCGCTCGGCTTGCATGAAAGCCATCCGTGAACTCGCAGAAGGGGAAGGGTGATGGCTGTCCGCAAACTCAAACCCAAACAGCGCGGGCCTTTTTGTGCATATTGCCCACCGAGAACGGTCCGAGCTTCCCATCGCGGGTACGGCCATAAGGTTTCCTGCGTCGAGCATCTTCCAGAGCTGCGAAAGCATGATCGCAAAGAAGCGCTTACTGACTATTATAGCCAACAGTCGGGGAGCCAACCCCATGACAGATAAAGTAACCCAAACTGATTGGGAATTGATTGAACGCTTACGACAAGCCGCCCGCAACCAGAGCAAAATCGCGCAGTCGATGGCGGAGGCCAAGTCGCTTAGGCAAGCGGACAACACAGAAGTCCGCAAGGATTTATATTCATGGCCCAAGCCCGAAGAAGCTATCGAGTGGCAAGCGGCTGACCGCATAGCATCCACCGCAAAACTTGAAGCGCGCCTGATCGACGAATTTTTGCCTGCCATTTTGCACGGCGATAATGAACACAGGCAATGGCTCAAAGAGGCATTTCAAGCGTTTGTCAGCTGCTCTGATATTCCATCGCCAAGAGGGTCTGGTCGTTCAACCAAGCTTGAAGCGGAAAGGGATGGGTTGCGGGAGTTGCTGCGTGACGCGCGACCACACATCGAAGCGGATCGTCTGATCGAAGAGGCAAAGGGATTGCGCGGTGAAATTTTCTTCCGCCCAATTCGACAACTCTGCAAGCGCATCGACACCCTTCTAGGAGAACCGAAATGAGCAGAGAAAGCAAAATGGTGACAATCGCCACAGATGAAAACGGCGAGCCAAGCGTCTGGTGCGATCCTGAGATTGAGGACTTAGTTACTGCTTTGCAGACAATCGGCACAATTACTTCCTGTAGTGGGCATGGAAATAGGCCGGGGCGAATATCTCTAGCAGATGGTCGCGAGCTGTTCATCGTCAACAATTATGAACAGGCGTTTGCGATAGATGCTGCGATTAAGATGCCGGATATAAATGGCGAGCCTTCCCTATCAGCAGCAGCTATTCAAGCACAGGAGGGGTAAGTGACTGCGCGCTGGCCTCGATTGATGAAACGGAAAACAGCAGCCGAATACTGCGACCTGTCCGAATCTGCCTTTGTGGGCGAAATCTTGGCTGGACGCATCCCATGTGCCATTTCGTTTGGCAAACGCGACCATTGGGACCGTATGGCGTTAGACAGGGCTATCAACCGCCTTGCGGGCAATGACGATGTGCCAGACTACCGAAAGGAGCTACGTGAACGCTATGGTTAAGCTCCCAAAGCTCGAGCATGTGAAATACGTCCGCTCAAAGGGCAAGCTCTACGCATATTTCAATACAGGCCAAAAGAATGCTCGAGGCCGAATTATCCGCGTTCCGCTGCCAGCCCCGTCAAGCGTAGGTTTTTTTGACAGTTATGCGGCAATGAAGGGCGCTCGAGTGAAGCGGCAGGCCGTCTCATATCGCATCAAAGACCTAGCTGACGAATACGAAACGAGCACAACGTTCTCGAGCAAGTCGGAAGGCACGCAGAAATATTATCGGGTCACACTAAGACGCATCCGCGAAAATCTCGGCAAGTTCCCTGTAAACGATCTTGCGCTCGAGGACATTCAGATGGTGCTCGACAAGGCAATGAGCGGCCCAGGCGCTTACAATGCGTTCATTGCGGTTTTGGGCGTAATCTACACTTGGGCACGTCAGCGGAGCAAAACCACGCTCGAGCCTGTAAAGAACATCCCCAAAATGGATACCGGTTCGCATTCGGCTTGGCCTGAACACGTTCTCGAGGCGGGGTTATCCTGTGCGCACGATCGCACTCGCCTAGCCATTCACCTAATGTATTTCACCGGACAGCGAATAGGCGACGTTATGACAATGCGCTGGTCTGACATTCGCAATGACGCTGTATTTGTAACGCAACAGAAAACGGGCAAAAAACTCCAGATCCATTTGCACCGAGAGCTAGCAGCAGAACTCGAGCGGACGCCCAAGCGCGGCCTGACTATCATTACAAACCACAAAGGCGACCGAATGACGCCGCAGCGCGTTCGCGCCGAGATTAAAACGTTCTGCTCGAGCATGGGGCAAACGCTTGTTCCGCATGGATTGCGGAAAAACGCGGTAATCAGCCTACTCGAGGCGCAATGCACAATTGCAGAGGTGGCGGCGATCACAGGCCAAACCTTCAAAATTGTCGAGCAATACGCCGCCCAGGTCGATCAATCCAAGCTAGGCAATGCCGCAATTGTGAAGTTCGAGAACAAACGAAGGACAGGCAAACGGTTTGGAAAACCCCTTGTCAAACCCGCAGAAAACCGTAGTATAAAATAAAATGTCGGTAAACCTAACACCACGCTTTTCTGCCGTTCCTCGGCAATATGTCGGGAAAACTGACACCTTTAAGGTCAATGATTTATGAATACCGAGGAAAACCCCTCTCACCCTATAGATGGAGAATTATGATGCTCGACTATGACCAATTGGCTGACAGTCACGCGAGTCTGCGTCGAAACTTGGTTTGGTGCAAATCCTGCGGGCGCAAGCAGGCGAACAACGCGGCAAGCTCATTGCGGTATGGTTGGCCTAAATGCTGCGGCTACACAATGACGATTGATAGCCCCGAAGAACGCGCCCTCACAGATAAAGGAGAATAGGAATGGAACAGCTAGAAGTCTGGCAGGTTGTTGCGCTTTACGCGGTGATTGCTGCCTTAGTCACATGGCTGCTTGCGCTGTTCAATGTCGGGCCGGAAGCGGCTGACCGCGTGCTTATGGGCGCGATTTGGCCAATCCCCTTGGCTTTCTTTGTGGCTTTGTCACCCCTGGTAGTCGGAATGTATATCAGCGAGTTCGGCACAAAGATTCACAACCACCTCTATCCACCTAAGGACACTACCCATGACAGATAAAGCTGAACGATATGAGCCACCCTTGATGACAGTGGCTTCTGTTCGAAAAATGGTTATCGAGACGTTATCCGAAACTGTCGCCAAGAATGATACCGTCGAAACGCGCGCGGCTGCTTGGGATATTCTGCAAGCGTTTGGGAGCAAACTTCCACAGGATCTAACATGACAGATAAAGTGAAGGAATTAGCCGAGGGGTTGAGTGAGGCGCAGCGGGGAGTTTTGCTTAATGCTTGGGAATATCCCGATTACCACCGGACGGGGCCGCAGTTCTCGCTTTGTGCGGTCACTGTGAATCCACAGAACGATGCCGCCATGAACCGAAAGGGGTTGGTGGCATCCAAGGCACATGGGGGGCCACGAATTACCAATCTTGGCCTAGCAGTCCGCCAGTATTTGAAGGATAATCAAGATGGATGATCTGGTTGAGAAGGTGGCGGAAAGGATTAGCAACACAGGCATCAATGGCGGCGATCCGCTGCTTGAGTTTATTGTGGCTTCATTCGCTGAATTGGGAGTCGGAATGTATGAAGGCATTGAGAACGACGCTGCCAAAGACATTGAAGCACTCGCCAAAGCAGCCCTATCCGCTATTCAAGACACGCATGCTATTGTGCCGTTAGAACCAACTGAGGCGATGGTGATTGGCGCGGTCGTTTCATTGAAGGGGAATCTCCACAACCCCATGCAAAACCTTGGAGACATAAAGGCAATCTACAAAGCCATGATAGAAGCGAGTCCGCACTTTCCTACAAGCAATCCATCCACTAGCCCGACTAAATGAGGACAGTGAATCAGCGCGAGCGCGTCAGTCGAAGGGGCTGGCGATCAAAGAACAAACAGCTAATCGCATTGGCGCATTTGGATGAATGGCGTTCAATGAAGTTTGAGAAGCGGCGTCGGTTAGTGTGACGGGCGGCGGCTATACCATCAATTAGGCATCAACTGCGATCTGGTGGGTATCGCAAGGGCTTGAGAATGCACCGCCCGAAACTGTTTGACGCGGGGTAGCAAAGGCTAGCACCGTCGAGATTGCACCACCGCCGCGTCATATCAGGGGTTGATATGCAAGGCTATTCGGAAGGTGGGCAAAGCTCGTCGAACACTTCGTTATGCGCCAGAATCTCTGCAACCGTCTGATCCGTGTCGAACACATTGTCGGGATCGGTTTGGTTATTCCGTGACGGGTGTGGCTCCGCACTGATCCGCTGGCTGTTCGGGCAAAAATCTCCGACAGTTTGAACTCGTTCTGGCTGTCCGCAAGCACTGGTTGTAAACAGCGCAGCTCCGGCCATCATTGCGGTCAATGTCTTGTTCAATCGTTCGCCTAGCCTCATTGCCTTGCTCCGTTCGTTTGATTGTTTCGCGCAAGTCGCTCTCACGCTGGATTGTAGCGCCAATCTCTTGGTTCGCCTTATCATCGGCTTCCTCGCGCGCTTGAAGCCACAGAAAGCCCGCTGTGAGCGCCGCGGCGGCAATTCCTAGCCACATCCAACGCGACAAGCCGAGAAAGCTACCCAATAGCCAAGTCATGCCCAATTCTTCCTAAGCAGCCCGGCAAGAACGCGAGCAATGCCAAAGCGGGCTTCGATCATGCGCTTAACCTCATCGACTGTGTTGTTTTTGAAGTTGCCGCGCGTGCCATTGATCAGGCGCTCAGCTTCGGCCTTTAGATAAAAGTCCTGGTCGGCAACCGTCACTTCGACAGCGCGCCCAATCAGATCCACCTGCTTATACAGAATGGTATCGAGAAACAGCCCGACAGCGAACACAGCGATGATTGAAAACGGGCTTGCAGTCGTCACGAACACAGCAAAACCAACCGCCAGCGAAACGAACCAGCGCAGCCAGAACTCGCAAACCTCTTGCGCTAGAACGGCTTCATAAACTTGCTTCGTTTGCTTAACCCGCGCGGCCCACAGCATCTTAACGCCAAAGAACGTGCTTTTCGCGCCCGATTGTTCATGCTTGATGCGCGTTTTGCCAAGGATCGGCAGAACCACACCAAACAGCGTCATGGCTGCAAACAGGGCGCAAGCGCCGTAATTGATATATGCGAGGGTTTCAGGTGTCATAACTTGCCTTCCCGTGTCAGTTGCGCCTCAACAGCATCGCCAAGGCACATTTCGTAAGCGCCTATTCGTGCTGCATCGCCTGTCCGGCGCAGTTCAAGCCCGCGAAACACGCGCCCGCCTGCGAATTTGTATTTCAGGATAGCGCGGCACGCCTCGCGGTAATTGCCCTGCCGGAACTTCGTGCTGACGCTTGAGCGCGTGTAACCCGCCTTGCCAATGTTATAGGCTAGATCCGCATGGCCTGCATGCTGGTATGGCCAGCGCTCAATACCAGGCGAGACACGGGCAACGTGATCGAGAAACTCTTTGAACGCCTTTTCGCTTAGGGCGTTGCATTCAGCCTCGGTGTAGCTTCGCATTTCAACGCGCGTCTCGCCGTCGCAGACAGTCCACACGCCAACCACATCTTTGTAGGGATCGAGGCTGCGGCCTTCCCAAACAGGTGTAAGGCTAAACATCAATGCCAACGCACTAGCAGCACCGGCTGCAGCACCGCCGCCAACCTTTGCGCCTGTCGAAACCTGTTTCACTTCGGCAGAGCCAGCCCTACCCCACATCTTCATTCTCCAATTTGGGTTGTGGTATCAGGCGCGCGATAATGAACGACACAAACAGCACCGCTGAAATGACGGGATGCCAAGGCCAGGGAATGTAAATCTCCAAGACCGTTGGCATCATATTCCACGCGACAAGCGCGCCAACCGCGTTAGTTGAATAGAAGCGCCAGATGTTGCGAATGGTTGGTTTGCTCACAATCCGAACTCCCGCGCTAATTGCCTGAACGCTTCGTCGAATGCGATGGCCAGCCACTTCATGTTTTGCGCTCCAAAATGTCAGCTAGGCGGCGCAGGCGTTCAGCTTGCCGCCTTACGTTTTCCGGCCCGCGTTGCTTCAA